AACGGATCCGGAAGAAGTTGAAACCATCGAAGCCGACATAATCCAATCTGAACCAGAAGAACTACCGGGTCCAGTATTTTCAGCGGAGCATCATTTGAGAGAGGCAATCCAAAGAGAAGAGGAACAACTCAATCAACTAGGAGAAACATGGAAGAGAAAACAACCGGATACATTTCTGAAACATGAAACAATATTGATTGCACTTAAACTGTTTTTGACCGATATGGAATATCCTGTTCCGGAGGTTACTAAAACAATCCAACCAGAGTTACAGGGTTTAAAAAATAACGATCAGCGTAAAGCTTTTTTAGATGCTTACGAGACTTGGCCAATCTGGATTAATCAGAAAGAAACCAACGAGAAATATTACCGGTATGATTTTACTAATGGAGACAGTTTCGTAGTCAAAGTAAGTCTGTATCATCCATGGGAAAGCAAAGGTTATTCCAAAGATACCAAATATGGATGCGAAGAATATTATATGCTGGGCGTCAAAGCCAATTACTCTCAATCGGGTACCGTGTTCAAAAAAGATGCTTCAGTTACATTCTCGGAAAGCAAAACAAATAAATCATCCCTAATTGACTATCTCAAAGAAATCCAAAAGAAATGAGGCGCTCATGGATTACGATAAGAAATTAATTCTAAAAGCCAAAGGATCTCTATGTAAGATTTGTCAAGATTACATAACCGAAACCGAAGCAGCCAATCAAGAATTTCAATCAACCAAAACGAGTCGGGGGGGGTACATCTTCGTACACTCCCGGTGCTGGGTCAACCAGAAGAAAGGTGGTACCAATGAATAATCCTAACATAACAATCTTCGCAGAGAATAAACTACTACCAGCCAACAAGGGCTATGAGAGTTTTGTATTTCGTCCGGTGCTAATTTTAGACGGAACCGTCACTAACATGAGAACGGAGGCTAAGCGCAATGGGAAGTACACTAAATCCACACAACAACAAAGAAGGCTATCCTGATCCAACTGCAAGCAAGGCTATCCGTCAAGCAATCAAGTCTGATGTGGAGCTGGATAATAAAGCCTTTCAGATTGTGGGCATGATAAAAAGTATGGTTGGGTTATGTGGGTTTGAGATTGTTGGGAGAGTTGGAATAAGGGATAAGAAGAGTGGGAGGGAATATCGGTGATAGGAGCAATTGAGTTTTTACGCAAGGCAAAGGAAATTTAAGATACATCAAATGATCCATACGATATAACTTATCTGGTTATTGATTATATTAACGAAAAGGCAAATGCGCTGTCGGAAGCAGACCTAGTAGCTAAGGTAATGGCTTATGAGATTAAGGAGTGTAACGATGGGAACAATTGAGAAGATAGATAAAGAGATAGACAATATAACGAATGAATGTAAAGCATATAAAGGAATAAGTAAGCGAGAAGTGGCATTATGCTCAATGGCAAAAATTAATATGGCTAATGAAATAAAGCAGATTATCCTATCCGAGCAAAATATAACTCCTTGCTACGTTCCGTCTGATTGCGAATACAGGGAAAACAAAAAATGTTTAATGGATGGTCCTTGTTGCTATCAGAATAAGCCAAAAACCAAAGGGGATAAAATTCGAGAGAGCAACGAGAGTTTGGCTGAATGGTATTCAAGGAAAATAGACTTTTATGCAATTGGAGAGCCCATAATTGTAAATCAGTTAAACAAAGAAAAATTCTTAAATTATATTAATCAACCACAGGAGGATAAAAATGAATGATTTGATATCAAGGCAAGCGCTGATAAGAATGTTTAATTGCAACGGACTATGTGGCAACTCACCGGAAGAAGATAAGGCAGAGGCTATTGAGTTTATTAAAATGCAACCAACAGCCTATGATATGCATAAAGTTACGGACAAGATAAACCATTATAAGAAAATTATGCAAAATAACTATGATGAAAGTAAGTCATTGCAAGACAAAGAAGCCGAGAACTATTATAGAGGACGGATGAGTGCGTCCGTAGACATATTAGAAATAGTAAAAGGTGGTGGAATAGATGAATGATATAGAAAAAGCAATTGATGATTTAGAGGATTTAAAAGACTGTGAATCTCTTAGTAGTAATTATTTTAAGGAGATACACGGTAAAAACTTAGAATTAGCAATATCAGCATTAGAAAAGCAATTAACCAACGGCTGGATACCAGCAAGCACACCACCAGAAGAAGACGGTACATACATAGTTGCATGGTTGCCATTAGGTTGTAAATCACTATGTGAATATCCTCACTATTATGGACTGTTTACACTTTCAGACGGAAAATTTGAAGTAGATGTGCCAGAAGCATTTAAGGGAAATAAGATTATTATATTAGCATGGCAATCTCTTCCCGAGTCATACAAAGCAAATTAATTTATCAATGGTAACTGTAAATTAGACTTAACGGAGGTAATTAGATGGTAAATAGTGAGATTTATAAAAATGTTACATACGAACAAATATCAAACATGAAACACGCAATCGGATTTGATAATAGAAAGGTAAGTGGAACAAAGCGTCGCAAGTATGAGCCATATAGAAATTATTATGATGCAGGTGTAAACGATATTCCTTCTTGGGAGCAATTAGTCTCTATTGGTTTTGCTGAAAAATGGAACGGAAATTGGTATCGTGTTTCTGACGATGGAAGAGAGTTTTTAAGGATTGTCATGGGAGTGGAAATATTACCAGAGAGTAGGTAACTGTAAATTAAGACAGGAGGGTATATGGCAAGATTTGAAGACGAAGTATTATACGGAATTAGTATTGATGGCAATCAGCCTGGCGTGTGGGACGAAAACTATCCGTCACAAAAGGAAATAGATTTTTATTCTGCACCACAATATAAAAGCATTGAGGTTATAGAAAAAGATGTAACGTATGAGAACGTCGCAAAGATTAGATAATTTGATTTATCAAGAAAGGAGATAAAGGACATGAAAGAAATATATTCTCTTATATATCAATTAATTGTAGTCATAGCAATGTTTGTATCGGCGTACCACGGAGATGTTGCATCAACAATAGCATTTGGGGTTTTGGCAATTTTAATTAAGGATTCAGAAAGGAGTTAAAGGATAATGGGAAATCTAAGAATTGCAATAATAGGAAATGCCAGGCAAGGAAGATCAACGCTAAGAGAAACTGTATTGTCAGAGATGGTAAGGAACAGCGAGGAACTGAAGCTATTACAAGATTATATGGATACTGGGATAGAACCATACCAAATAGAATTAATCCAAGAGGATAATAAATTTCTACAGACACAAAACAAGGAATACAGAGAAGAAATATTTAAGCTCCGTGATTGGATAGACAAAAATATAAACGATGCCCACAGAGAGGTTAGCCTATGAGTGCAAAGGATAAGGCGTTTGAATCCGAGCGAGCAAAATATCGTCAGAAGATAAGAGCTCTTGAATTAGACAACCACAAAGCTCTCGAGAGAGAATATTTAACACGTGAAGAGCTGTGGAAATTACAAGATGAAATCCGAAGCAAAGATGAATATATCAACCGTCTATTGGAATACATGGATTATCAGCCCGAGGAACGTGTACGCAAAATAGCATCAGATAAAGCAATGTCAAGTCTATTGGTGATGGAGTCCATAATAGGGAGGAGTTGGAAGCTATGATTACATTTATTATTGGATTAATCGTCGGACTATTTATAGGAGCAGCAATCGGATTCATAGGGGCTGCGTTTTGTGCGGCAGCAAAGGAAAGGGATAAGGGGATAGATGAATGAATAATAAAGCATTACTAGAACAGGCAGATTATAAAATATCTGAAGCCGAAAAGATAAAGTGGGCAAAGCAAAGTATTGAAGACCTGGAGAGACTGATTAGGATATCGGAAGACAATACTTATGATTTGAGATATTGCGGAGAGTATGATCTTCCATTGGAACAAAGTCTCAATGCAGATAACTATAAAGATTTAAAGCAAATCTTAAAAAGAACCTTTGAAAGATATGCATTAGTCCAGACGGTTAAATTAGAACAGCTACTTGGAATTAAGCCAATGATACTTATTCCGGAATTCGAAGCAGCCGTGATAGATATGGAGCAATCTGCAGTAATAAACAAGATAGACCCGGTAGAAGAAAAACTCACCAAAATCCTCGACCGGAACGAACAAGAAATCACTCACAATCCAAATAAGGAAGTTGACTCCAGGAAGAAAGACGGCCGAAGAAAATACCCACCTCAAATGACCATTGAGGAAGTAAAGAGATTGTATATCACGGAAAATAAATCTATGAGTGAGCTGGCAGAATATTTCGAAGTGAAGAGCTCCACAGTAAACAATTTCATCTACCTGAATCACTTAGGCCGAAGAGCTGCACGAAAGAAAGATAAGCCATCTGATGATGGGGTGTCTGCCAGGCAAAGCAAAATTTAAAGCTTTCTCTGGTATGACTACAGAACTGAGCAGATCGGAAATGAGATCCCATGGAGTAGATGCCAATCATGAGATATGCGGGGTATGTAGTAAGGATATATATTTTACTTACTGTATGACTCGAAGTGATTATGTATATAAAAAAGTAGTAAATGGTAAAACGATATATTACTGTGGATACAATCATTTTAGATCGGATAAGCCTGAGGATAAGCCTAAGAGTAAGTTTAAGGAAAAGGGGGTGAGAGAGTGACTGAATGTGAATTAAACCAGTATAGAAAATTGATTCGCGAAGCAGAGGATTTGCAGAATCGTATAAATAAACTATATGATAAAGACATCGATACGACTCATAGCACAGTTCGTGGATCCTCGAAAAGCTTTCCATTCATTGAATTTCATTTTGGAGTTTGGGTTGATGATCCAGAACAGGTTGCTGATCGGGATAAGATGATAGCAATTTATCAGGACAGGCTTAAGTATGCAAGAAGTGAGGCCATGAAGATTGAACAGTTTATCAAGAATATTCCGGATAGTGAGTTGCGGCAGATTTTTGAATATAGGTATGTAGATGGTAAGAAACTGTGGGAGATTGCTGGATTAATAAACATGGATCGAAGCAGTATAGGAAAGAAAATTAATAGCTGTATAAACTTTCCCCCAATTCCCCAAAATAGTTGATAAAATTTAAGATGCAAGAGATTACAAAAACCTCCGTTGGCTGTTTGGTATCAAAGCCGGCAGCTGATTAGCCTAACGGCTGAATGGGTGTATTACTGCTTAGTAGACCACAAAAGTAAGCAGAGGCTGCCATGTGCCTACTTCAATAAACATGGCATATGGACTAATAGTTTAACTGGTAAAACAGCAAACAAAATCCTAGGTAGCAGATAACGGTTCGAATCCGCAAAGTCCAAGAGGCGATTTTCTTCATACTTCTTTGTTCGGCCTTTCCCGAAAAGAAAGTGTTGGTTTGATTTATGCCACTAATAAATCTGGTTAGCCTTTGCATCAAATGATTTTCGCATGACCACATCATGGGAAACAACGTTTAATATCAGAGCCAATATGGCCATAAGATAATTCAAGACCTGTGAGAGCTCAGGCAAGGCATTCATCAAATGATGGGTGCCTTTTTATGTAGTTGTAGATGAATAGTAGATAAATATTCAATCATAGATGAATTATAAACAATGAATAGAGGTGAGCATTAATGTTAACTGATAAACAGAAATTATTTGCAGATGAATATCTAATAGACCTTAATGCCACCAGAGCATATAAAGAGGTTTACAAGAGCTGTAAGAAGGATGAAACCGCCGCTGCAGCAAGCGCAAGAATGTTAAGAAATGTTAAGGTTGCAGCTTATATCCAAGAACGAATGAGAGATCGTTCCAAGCGTACAGAAATAACTCAGGATTGGGTACTAAATGAGTTGTTTGCCATAGCTAAAGCAAAAGGTACTGACTTCGCCCAAATCGTTGAAGAAAAAATAATTGTACATGGTCAATACGTAATAGATCCGGATACAGGTCAGATGAAAACTCAAGAGGTAGTCAAAATAACTCCTACTGATAAACTTCCAGAGGATAAGCAAAAAGCCATTGCCGGTATTAAAGAAGGTAAATACGGCATCGAAGTAAGCACCTGCGATAAGGTAAAAGCACTGGAGCTCCTTGGCAAGCACCTGGGTATGTTCTCAGATACCCTAAAACTCAAAGGTGATGCGAATACCGAAATCACTATTAAAATAGGTGGTGAGGACTATGGCGATTAACCTCGATATAGATCCAAAGGTATTCAATGCGATATATTTAAAATATCAATTTAATAATAACAACCGCTATCAGATTTACTTTGGAGGATCCTCTTCGGGTAAGTCTTTTTCTTTGGCCCAAAGAACCGTATTAGATGTGTTGGATGGTAAGAGGAATTATCTAGTCGTGAGAAATGTTCAATCCACGATTAAACGGTCGGTACTCAATGAGATCACCAAGGCCATTAACGCATTCGGATTACGAGAGTATTTTAATATTAACAAAACGGATATGATCATCACCTGCAATCTCAACCAGAAACAAATTTTGTTCTGTGGCCTGGATGATGTTGAAAAGGTAAAGTCAATCACTCCGATTGATGGAGTTATCACTGATATATGGGTAGAGGAAGCAACAGAGTGCGAATATAAGGATATTAAGCAGCTGGACAAGCGTCTCAGAGGTCGTTCCAGTGTAATTAAGCGATTGACATTATCATTCAATCCAATCCTTAAAGATCATTGGCTGTTCACTGAATACTTTGGCATATGGGAAGACAATAAGCAGTATGTTGAGAAAGATAATGTATCAATTCTTAAAACGACATACAAAGATAACAACTTCCTTACTCCGGATGATATAGCGGCGCTGGAGAATGAAACAGATAAGTACTACTACGAAGTTTATACCCTGGGTAACTGGGGAACACTTGGAGCAGTAATATTTAAGAATTGGAGAGTTGAAGACTTTACCGATATCGAAAAGACGTTTGACAATTATCGTCATGGTGTCGATTGGGGCTTTGCGGATGATCCGTTCGCTTATTTGAAAGTAAACTATGATAAGATGCGAAAGCGATTATATGTATGTGATGAAATCGAAGCTATTGGGCTGCTCAACAGTGAATCTGCTCCGATGGTAAAGGATAAGGCAGGGCGCGACAGGGTAACATGCGACTGCGCAGAGCCGAAGTCAGTTGCAGAGTATAAATCTTTGGGTATCAATGCGAAGGGTGCCAAGAAAGGCCAAGGAAGTGTTGAGTATGGTATTAAATTCTTGCAAGGATTAGAGATCATTATTCATCCTAGATGTAAATGCTTTAAGGCTGAGATTAACAAGTATAAATACAAAGAAGATAAGAACGGCAACGTGCTTCCTGTTCCGGTGGATAAGGATAACCATTTAATCGATGCATTACGCTATGAGATGGAAGATGATATGAAACAGTCCAGCATTAAAGTATTCAAATAAATAAAAACGAGGTGAAAACATGGAGTTTATAAATAATATCAACACACTAACAATCCCTGAGTTAATCAAAATCTATATAGACGAATTTGATTCATCCGGGGACCGCAAAATGATGATGAAAGGCGAACGTTACTATAAGGTTGACAACGACATCCAGGACCGCAAGATGCTGCGATATGAAAATGGCACATGGGTTAATGATGAAGTCAAAACGAATCACCGCCTGGCACATGGATTCATGCATAATTTGGTTGATGATAAGGTTAATTACTTATTATCGAAGCCATGGACGTTGGAATGCAAGAATGTTCCGTATCTTGCTAAAGTTAATAAATTGTTAGGCAAACGTTTCCAGAATAAAGTATCTAAGCTCGGTACGGAGACAAGTAATAAGGGTATCGCCTGGTTATATTGTTATGTTGATGTAAAGGGTGTATTCAAGACGATGCGGATCCGCTCCGAAGAATGTATTCCCCTATGGGTTGATAACGACCATGAAGAACTGCAGGCCATGATCAGACATTATGATGTTGAAGTATATGAGGGTAAGACTAAAAAGATTATCACGAAAGTAGAATATCATACTCCGGAGGGCGTTTCTTATTTCCTTCTGGCTGACGGCACAAGCGGATTGGTTATACTTGATGCAGAAATGTATTTAGATGTAGCAGATGAAAGTAACGATATCCTTCCTCACTTCACCATCAACAATGAGCCGGGTGCATGGGATAAGGTTCCTTTTGTTCCGTTTAAAAATAATGACTTCGAGCTTCCGGATCTGCAGTTTGTCAAAACGATAGTTGATGATTATGATTTAACCCGATCAGATGTATCTAATATGCTGACCGACATCAAAAACGCAGTCACCAAGCTGAAAGGCTACAATGGCGAAGATAAAGAACAATTCATGAAAGACATGGCCTATTATCAGATGATCCTATTGGATGATGATGGTGATGCCGAAGTAATGACTTCTAATATCAATATTGATGCTGCAGAGAAACACTGGCAGGCTGACAAGAAAGATATATTCGACTTCGGCCAAGGAGTTGACAAGAACCAAGATAAAATTGGCAACGAAGCCTCAGGGGTTGCGTTAAAGTTTATGTATTCGGGATTAGATTTAAAGTGTAATCCAATGGAAGAAAACTTCAAGTGGGCGTTCGAGCAGCTGCTGTATTTTGTTGATAAATATATTGAGGTTACGCATGATGGAGTGAAGGTTGATGAAGTCGAGGTTGTGTTTAATAGGGATATCGCAATAAATGAATCACAGACAATTACAGACTGCCAGAACAGCAAGGGTGTCATTTCCGATGCAACTATCATTAGCAATCACCCTTGGGTTGATGATGTTTCAAAGGAGCAAGCTCAGATCAAGAAAGAAACGGCTGCCGAAGAAGATAGTATTATTCAGCAGAATGCAGCGGATACGGAGGCGAATAAAAATGATGTCGTTAACTTGTAACAAAAAGGCTTATCCACAATTCAAAGAAGAATGTGATAAATGTCCAATGAAGACAGAATGCGTTGATAATGGGAAGTCGGTAGCTGTTGGATTAATGGAGTTACGCCCGATCAATGTTACTCTGAGTTTCGGAGCAAATATTAATAACGATGTATCTGTGGATGCGATAGCAGATAAATTATCAAAGATACTTAATAAGCAGATTCAGCCCTTTGAAAGCAAGTAGGTGATTAGTCATGTCAGAGACAAGTAATAAATATTGGATTAAGCGCCAAGAAGCGAAGTACCTAGCCGGTGAGAAAAAGGTCAATGATTATTATATTGGTTTGAAGAAATCCTTCGAGCAGTCCAAACGTGAGATTGAAAAATCAATCAATGACTTTGTAATGCGTTACGGCAAAGAAAACAACTCCCCTTCGTATGCTTCGGCGCTACGCAACCTCAATAGAACCGAAATAGGAGATCTCCAAGCCTTTATCGACAAGGCAAATGAGCACATGGGAGAATATGACCAAGAGTTAAACAACATGAGTTACAAGGCAAGGGTGACACGATACCAGGCATTACAATTACAGATAGATGCCCAACTCCAACAGTTATATGCGATTGACTATCAGGCCAAGAGTGAGGATCTGTTAAAAGAATTATACTCCGACAGCTACTACACAACATGGTACAATTCAGATATCTATAAAGGGTTCCATTCTGAGTTCGCACAGATTAACGCACAGACGGTATCGGGGTTGATAGCATATCCTTTCAGTGGTGCTGACTTCTCAACCAGGTTGTGGAAACAGAAAGATTATATGTTGCAGATTCTAAACGAATCAGTAACGACTATGCTGGTCCAGGGCAAGAATCCAATAACACTATCACAAGACTTCTCTAAGAAATTTGCTACAAAAGAATATGAAGCCTATCGGTTACTGCATACAGAAAGCTCCTTTATCATGGAGCAGGGAACGCAGGCAGCATATACAGAGGATGGAGTTGAGAAGTATCAATGGCTAGCTACACTGGATATAAATACTTGTGAAGACTGCCGAGCCTTAGATGGTGAAACCTTTGAAGTTGGAAAAGGGGTTCTTGGAGTAAATATTCCACCTCTGCACTGTTTTGACAGATGTACGACCGTACCATATTATGATGATCAGGATTTATCGGAGGAGACCAGAATAGCGAGAGATTCGGTTACGGGTAAGAATTATTCGGTACCTGCAGACATGACATATAAGGATTGGCATGACAAATACATAGTGGGTAATCCAGAAGCAATGCTTGCAGAAAAGAAATTAAAGAATGTATCTGCAGATAAGCAACAATATGATAATTATAAAGAGCTACTGGGGACGGATTATATTTCAAAATCATTTGATGAATTTCAGACTATCAAATATGGCAGTGGTGACAAGTATGGTATTATCAAGGCTCAAGCGAAGGGAATGGGGTACTACAATAAAGCTATTATAAATGAGCCGGAAATATCGAATATTGTAAAGAACGTATCCAAATCAACTGATATGAAAACTCTTGGATTTGAAAAAAGAATCAAAACCAAAAAAAGTTTTCTTGAAAAGATTGAGAAAAATTACAATCCTTCAGGGAATGAGTATGAAGTTAAGGATATTGTCCGATATACTCTTGGTTTAGACGTTGATAATCTTTCTGACAAGACATTGCAAGCCATTGATAATTTTGCAAAAGAGGGTTATAATACAGTTGCAATTAAAAATACATGGAAACCCTACAGCTCATACAAGGGAATTAATACATCTTTAGTAGCACCTAGTGGCCAAGTATTTGAGATGCAATACCATACGCAAGAAAGCTTTGACCTGAAAAACGGAGAACTGCATTCTTTATACGAGAAACAAAGGTTAATTAAAGATGATGAGTCAGACGAATATTTAGAACTCGAAGATAAGATGATAACTCTCTCTGATAAGCTTACAACGCCAAAGGACATAGGAAGGGTGAAAAATAAGTGACATATTACAAATTAAATGATTATGATAACCGGGGAACAGTTGTTAAATCTGAAGAAGGCAAGAGCTTTAAGTATGACAAGAGCAGAGGTTGGGTAAGAACTGGGCTCATGTCACAATATATGTTTCCTGAAAGCCCGGTATACGGTTCTTATGATGAAGTATCAGAAGCGGAAGCAAATAATTTAATAGCAGCAATGTAATAACCATCTATCATAACGGTAGGTGGTATTTTTATACTCAAAAACAGGAGGAAAAGTATTGAAAATTAATATTTTGGGTACTGATTATACCGTGAAAACGCAGACAGAAGCGACTGATAAATATTTAATTGGTCGTGATGGGTACTGCGATAAAACGACCAAAGAGATTGTGATTGATGAATTTAAAGAAACTGATATCACAGTCAAAAACTTAAAATGCTATTCAAAAACAGTATTACGCCATGAGATTATTCATGCTTTTCTGACGGAAAGTGGACTAGATTCCGAATCTTGGGCAAAGAATGAGGAGATGGTAGATTGGATAGCATTACAGTTTCCTAAGATGCTCATAGCATTCAAGAAAGCAGAGTGTGTTAGTTAAAATAGAAAGTACCCATAGCTACACCGCCATAGGTACCTTCTGTTCGATTATTTTTCTTTTCGAATACCTTTAAAAGCTGTGTCACTGGATGTCTTTTGATCTATAAACTTACCCGTGTTATCATCACGTTTTACCCAATTTCCATTGGGGGCTTGTATTTGTGAACGATCATTAACAGCGCCAATCCGATGATTATTTCCAGTGTTTTTTGCCATATGTATCACCACCTCTCTTTTTGTATATTTCAGTACTAGCTGATATATAGATTATATCATTATTGGTGATATAGTTTAATGGGTAGCTATGCCGAATTTTACTATTAAAAAGGAGGTTCTTCAGCTTTATATCTCTTAAGCAGACGTTGAGTTAAACGTCTTATTTTATTGTCCGAAACGACACAAAACTACATCACTCAGCCGGAGAATAACGGTAGAATCCCACACCGAGAGAGTCGGAATAAAAATCTATGGAGGAATAGAATATGGAATGGTTAAAAGAATTATTATCAAAGGCAATCATTAAAGACGGAGTTATTGATATGGACGCACTAATGAAATCCATCAATGCAGAATTCCCGAAGAACGCAGTACCGAAGAGTGATTTCAATTCGCTCAACGATACCAAGAAAGACCTAGAGCAGCAGATCAAAGATAGAGACAAACAGCTCAAAGACCTTGGAGAGAAAGTCAAAGGTAATGAAGATGCTGAGAAGACTATCAAGCAGTTACAGGAGGATAATCAGAAAGTTAAGGATGACTATTCCGCTAAGCTGAAAGAGATTAAGATTGATGCTGCAATCCAGGAAGAGGTCAAAGAAACTAAACACCCTAAATTGATTACTAAGGCATACGACAAGGCAAAGATAACTGTTTCAGATGATGGCACTATCCTGGGCCTCAAAGAACAAACAGCCGTAATCAAAGAGGAATATAAGGATGAGTTCACTCCCGATGTTAAGGGTGGCAATCCCTACAACAAAGAGAAAAATCCAAGTGGTATTAAAAATCCTTGGAGCAAGGAACACTTTAACCTTACGGAGCAGGGAAAGCTTTTTAAGGAAAACCCAGCACTGGCCACACAGCTTCAGGCTAGCGTGTAACTATTAACCAATAAGAAAATAGAAAGAAAGAGGTAATTCAAAATGGCAATTACAAGAATAGCAGACGTAATCGTTCCTGCAGTGTTTAATCCTTATGTTATCCAGAAAACCGCAGAGTTATCTGCATTGTCACAGGCTGGTATTATATCAAACACTCCTGAGCTTGATGCGTTAGCATCTGCAGGTGGTAAATTAATTAACATGCCATTCTGGAACGACTTAACCGGAGCTGATGAAGTGCTGTCCGATACGGGAGCATTAACACCTGAGAAGATCACAGCAGAACAAGATGTTGCAGCTCTCTATATGAGAGGTAAAGCATGGTCAACCAACGATTTAGCAAAAGCTTTATCTGGTTCTGATCCAATGGCAGCAATCGGTGATTTAGTGGCGGAGTATTGGGCAAGACGTAGACAAGCTCTTATGTTTTCTCAGTTAAAGGGAGTGTTTGCAAGTGCAACTATGGCAACAAACTTATTAGATGTATCCGCATTAGCTGGAGCATTGGCAACCATGACTGGTAACTCCTTTATTGATGCAATGACATTGTTAGGCGATGCAGCTGGCAAGATTACAGCAGTAGGTATGCATTCAGCGGTATATGCATCTTTACAGAAGCAGAACTTGATTGTATATATTCCGAACTCCCAAGGTGTTGTTGATATCCCTACATACATGGGTAAGCGAGTAATCGTTGATGATGGTAGTCCTGTAACAACGGGAGTTTATTCCACTTACTTGTTTGGTGAGGGTGCTATCGGTTTAGGCAATGGATCTGCTCCGGTTCCGACTGAGACAGATCGTGATTCCTTGGCTGGTGATGATATCCTTATTAACAGACAGCACTTTGTACTTCATCCTAGAGGTATTAAGTTCAACAATGCATCTGTAGCTGGATCCTCACCGACAAACGCTGAGGCAGAAACAGCTGCTAACTGGACTAAGGTTTACGAGACGAAGAACATCCGTATAATCAAATTTGTTCATAAGATCTAATTAACCGAGGAGGCTTACATAGCTCCTCAATCTTTTTATAGAGAGGTGATAAAAATGAGTGCAACAGCATTTCAGAGATTAAGACGTGAGCAGTCGGCCAAAGAACAGCCGGAGGTCAAGGAAACAGAGGAAGGATCCTTAACTAATAAAGAATTAAAGGCCTTGCTTGACGAAAAAGGCATTGAATACGATGCCAAAGCAAATAAAGAAACATTAACCAAATTATTAAAGGGTGCTGAGTAACATCAGTGTCCTTTTTCGAAAGGGGCTGATAAGCAGTGACCAAGACAGAATTAATCGCATTAGTAAAATCCAATCTTGGGCCCGCCGGAGCAGGCAAGGATTTAATCATCGGTGATGCTATCCAGGAGGCATTAAATTATTGCAACCTCGCAGAATTGCCCGAAGCCCTAGAACCTTATATCCGCAGGAAATCACAATCCATAATCAACTATGAAGCCGAGAACGGCACAACTTCCGTATTCGAAATCAAATCAATCAAAGAGGGAGATACCTCAATCACTTATAACGTAGACGAAAAGGTCTCCAAGGAAACAATTTATGGGCTGTCTGATAAAGATAAGGCAACCTTGAAGGCTTTCCGGAGGACGCGCTGATGGATGTATGCGAAAGATTATGGCGCGACAAAATGGATATTTACCGGTGGGTGGAAACCACAGTTAACGAAGTCACCACGAACACGGAGCAGTTACAGTTACCAAGTGGAATCAAATGCCATTACAGTAAAGGGTCCTTGACCGACACAGGCACGGATGGGATTCCTACGTTAGTTAACTCATATTCGTTATTCTGTTCCCTGAAAACGGATTTAAGAGAGGGTGACAAGATAGCGGTTACGCAGAGAAATGGTAAGACAATCAACTTAGCAGTCGGTGAGGGATTTCCTTATTCGAGCCACCAAGAATTCAGCGTGAAGCGAAGTGATACGGCTTGAATAATTATCAGCATAACCGTGCAGAGATTGATAAGTACCGTAAGGAACTCAAGGCAATGGTTAAGGATATTTCGGCGATTGATGCAAGAATATTAACTATAGCCGTCAATAAGGGTATGGCATCAGCAAAGCGAAACACTCCAACCGTTACCCATTTCATGAAAGCCTCATGGGGAGTTACTCCTACGAAAACGACAAAACGAAAAGGTGCTGAAAAAAGCTTATACAATGGAGCTGATTATTCTTCCTTTGTTAATGATGGCCATCGTAAAGTAAATCAAGCCGGAGAAACAACAGGGTGGGTTCCAGGACAGCATCAATTAGAGACAGCGGAAAAAGCCGTAAGACGTTCCCTAAAACAAGAATTTGCCAAAGAGATAGAGAGGGTGAATAAGGCACATGGTAAGTAGTATCAAATCAGCAATCGTACTTAAGCTAAAAGAGATGTTCCCTTTAATCACAAAGCGATATACAGATGATAATGTACCTCAAAATTTCACAAAGCCATCTTTCTTCGTCTCTGTAATTGACCAGGAATACAGCAAGCGAATCAACAATAAATACAAAGGCCTTGTCAGTTATGACGTGGCTTATTTTAGTGATAAAGGTACCGCAGATATAAAAAGCGACTGTCTGGCCATGCAGGAAATATTATTGCGTGGACTAGGAACGGTCGGAGCATTCCGAACCCTCGATAAGACAGCCCGGATAACGGATGACGTTCTGCATATAATGTTCAATGTGAGTTATTCGGAGATGATCTCCACCACAGAAACAAAGATGCAGACCCAAGAAACAAATATCAACAATTAAAGGAAGAAGGTAAAACATGGCAGGAACATGGACTTCACAGAATAAAGTTCTCCCTGGTGCTTATCTCAATTTTCTCACCAAAGCAGCTTTATCTATTACCCCAGGTGATAGAGGTACGGTTGTTTTGCTACAGGAAATGACAGTAGGCATACAAGGAGAAATGTATATTATCACTGCGTTAGATGTCAGTCAGTATCCGGCATTAGCAACTGCAGGCGATAAATTGATGGTTAACGAAGCATTAAAGGGTGCCAAGACGGTTATCATCTATAACCTCGGCATTACTCCACATGATGCAGCAGATATCACGGCAGCACTAGTAATCCTACGGACAGTTGAATTTGACGTGCTAGTTTATCCGTATGTAACCCCGGCAAATCAGCTTACTATCGCAACATGGACTAAGGCAATGGTAAATGATGAAGGTGTCGCTATTCAGACGGTTATGGCTGATTATGTAGCCGACAGCGAATATGTCATTAATGTTGCCCACGCAGTCGAATTAGCAGATGGCACAAGCCTAACTAAATCACAGACTACCGCATGGGTAGGTGGTGTTACGGCAGGTGCAAAGGCCAATCAATCCAATACTGGCAGAGCATACGAGGGAGCAGTTGACGTTATCCCGAGAATGACGAAAACGGAAATGGAAGCAGCTATCACGGCCGGGAAGTTTATTTTTAAGGTTGATACGGCACAGAATGTTACAGCTGTTTATGATATCAATTCGCTGACCACCTTCTCCGTGGAAAAAAGCAAGAAATTCCGCAAGAACAGATTTATCCGCACCAACAACGGTATCAATAACGATATCAATGAGATCTTTGAGTCTAACTTCAAGGGTAAAGTTGACAATAGCGTTGATGGCCGAGCATTACAAAAGGCTTCCTATGTCGGTTACTTTATCGAGCTGCAGAGACTAAAGGAAATTGAAAACTTTGTGCCTGATGATGTAACCGTTGAAGCCGGAACTGATTCCGATGCAACCGTAGTTGTATGCAACATTCAGCAGATTGATTCTACCGAAAAAATGTACATGACTATCAACCTCGCCTAGAAAGGAGAGTAAACAATGGATAATTATTTAGATTTAGCTGATACCCAATCTCCTAGAGAGGGTAAAGCATGGGCTACTGTTAACGGACAGCGAAGAGAACTATTTGAAATATCAAGCCTTAAAGCGCAACTAGACATCACCGTGACCGGAAAGAACACGCTTGGTCGCAAGATGATGCAACATAAGCGAGGTGGAATTGAGGGCACTGGTTCAGCAACTTTATACTTTGCGAACTCACAGATGTTGAAAGAAACGATAGCTTATATTTCATCCGGTAAGCACGTGCCTATTACAGTTCAAGGATACAACGAGGACGAACAATCCTCAATTGGCAGACAAGAAGTACTCTTAACAAATGTTATCTTCAAGACGGTCTTGCTTCTCAATCTTGACGACGGTTCGGACGATCCAGTAACGTTTGATAGCGACCTTACATTTGATGATGTACAGCTGCTATCTTCATTTACCACGCCGACTAATTTTTAGTCACAACCACACACGAGGGGGCTTTTAATAGCTCCCTTTTTATTACGCAGAAAAGAGGAATGTTATGGGTTCATTAAATGCATTTTTACACCCGGTTAAAGTTGAAAACAAAGAGGTCGTTGTTTCAAATAGATTTATCAATGAAAAAGGCAATCCGGAACCGTTTGTAATCCGTCCGGTGACCGAGGAAGAAAATAAGCAGCTGATCAAGAAATATACACGCTTGAATAAAAAAGGTGTCGAGGTTTTTGACCGTACCGAATATGTTCATGCAATGGTAGCGAAAGCTGTTATCGCACCCGATCTGATGAATGCAGAATTACAAGATGCATACGGTATCCGTGGAGAAGCTGAATTATTACAGAAGATGTTATTTATCGGAGAGTTTGCAACCCTGTCACAGGAAGTGCAGACGATCAGTGGATTAGATGCTGATATCAATGAGGATATCGAAGAAGTAAAAAACGCATAAAGCAAGGCGATGCTGAATTTAACTTAGCATATTATGCCTTGCAGGAATGGCACAGATTACCATCCGAAACAGATGGATTGGACAACAAGGAAAAAGCATTCCTATACGCAGCGATGCAATTAAAAATTGAAGCTGAAAAGAAAGAAATGCAAAAGATTAAATCGAAGGGAGGTAAGAGATAAATGGCAACACTCTCATCCACGTTTAAGCTATATGATGGTTACACAAGCACGATAGATAAGATTTCTAGTAAGAGTGAAAAAGCTACCAGTAAGATATTGGCTGCTTCGGGTGCAACTGATAAGCTTAATGGTAAATTAAATGCAACCGGAGCAAGTGCGAGTAATGCAAGCAGCGGATTGGGTAAACTGATCGGTATAGCTGCTTTGGCTGCCACGGCATTAAAAGGAATCAGTATCACAGATGAGTATACAAATACTGCTGCCCGACTTGACTTAATTAATGATGGCTTACAAACACAGCAGGAGTTGCAAGATAAGATATTTGCATCTGCTAATAGATCAAAAGGATCCTACACCGATATGGCTGGCGCTATATCCAAGATGGGATTGACTGCCGGTGATGCGTTCGGGTCCAATGACGAACTGATAGGATTTACTGAATTGCTCCAGAAGTCATTTAAAGTTGGTGGCGCAAGTGGAAGTGAACAATCCTCTGGTATGCAACAGTTAACCCAAGCAATGGCAGCCGGAAAGCTACAGGGTGATGAATTCCGTTCCATCATGGAAAATGCACCAATGGTAGCACAGGCAATCGCAGATTACACCGGCAAGACCAAGGGTGAGTTAAAGCAGATGTCTACCGATGGATTAATTACGGCTGATATCATTAAAAACTCAATGTTTGCAGCAAGTCAAGATATTAACGATCAATTTTCAAAGATGCCATATACCTTTGCTGATATTTGGACAAGGGTAAAAAACGGCGGATTACAAGCATTTGATGGAGTTATGGAAAAGATTAATGACTTAATTAACACTCCTGGTTTCCAAGACTTTGTGAATAAAATAGTAGCTGGATTTGACTTAGCAGCACAAGCTGCTGGATGGCTAATAGACACCATTACTAATGGGTGGAGTACAATCGGGCCTATTTTGGGAATAATCGGTGGAGTATTGCTTATTGCCATGATAGTAGCGTTATGGGCCATGGTCCCACCATTAATAGCACAGGCTGTGGCATGGTTAGCAATTTATTGGCCGTTGTTATTAATCATAGCGGTAATAGCAATAGTAATATCTGCAATCAGACAATTCGGAGCATCCTGGTCGGATATATTTGGGGTTGTCGGAGGGGTTATCGGAACGTTCGCCGCTGCATTTTACAATATATTTGTGGTGATATGGAATGTCGTTGCTACATTTATTAACTTTTTCGGTAATGTATTTAAAAGCCCTATTGCTTCAATTAAAACTCTGTTTTTAGGTTTGGCGACCACGGTATTAGGATTTATTGAGAATATGGCACAAGGCATTCAGGACTTATTAAATAAAATACCCGGAGTCAGCATTGACATGACAAGCGGAATCGAGTCACTGAGAAGCAAGCTTGAAGGAATGTCGGCAACAATTAAATCCGAAGCAGAGCTTACCACTTATGTGAAGAGCAAGGATTTTATGGATTACTCGGATGGATATACTAAGGGAAGTGAAACAGGCGTCAACCTAAGTAATAGCATTGGAAAGCTGGGTGATACGCTCACAAACACTCTTTCGGATAAAGGTGGTTCAACTGATCCGACAGCAGTAAAAGGCACAGGATCTAACGGTGCAGTGGATGTTGCAATGTCAAGTGAGGATTTACAGTATTTACGTGATGCATCAGAACGAAAGTATACCAACAAATTCAGCACATCAACTCTGGCGCCAAACATCAACATTAAATTCGGCAACGTAACCAAAGAGGCAGATGCCGACAAAGTAGCCGGAAGAATCAAACAGATATTACAGGAAGAAATAGCAACAGCGGCAGAGGGGGCCTATTAATGAGTGAATATGCAATATGGTTTGATTATGGCAATAAGACTTATAGGCTCCCGGTTAACCCTGGGGAAATAAAGGAAACCACAACGCAGGCAAACGAGAAATATGAGATTTTAGGACTTGGCCAAATAGTAATCCCCACCTACATGGAATTAAGGGAGTTCTCTTTTGAAACAGAATTTCCGAGATTGGAAGCCACCTATGTCGGAGATGGGGTCGAATTTTATGATGCTGATGATTTTCTGGATCTATTTAAAAAAGTAAGAACAAAAAAGAAGCCTATTAGATTTACGGCCGTTTATATTACAGCCAGCCTATCGGCATCTGAATTAAAAAATCTCGATAAATACGCATCGGATAAAGGGAATAGCACAAGTTCGATGGTATTAATTGAAGAACTCTCCATCACCGAGAAAGCCGGAGAGGAGGGCGATAAGTATGTAGAGTTTAAGCTGATTGAATATAGGGATTTTGGAAAGGCTGCCGGAACCGAAATTGATTCAGCAACCGGAAAGAAGAAAAAGAAAGAATCTACAGTTTTATTATCGGCTAAATCAAATGGTTATTATGTTGTGAAGAGTGGTGATAGCCTATGGAAGATTGCAAAAGCCTTATATTGCAATGGAGCAAAAGCCAACATCATATACAATGCAAACAAATCCATAATTAAAACTCCCGGATTACTCCGAGTGGGATGGAAATTAAAGATTCCAACCACGGATGAATTTTCAAAGTATTCCGCCGCCTTACCCAAGGTCGCAACCAACGTCACGATAAAAAAGAAATCCACGACATTTGAAAGTGCAAGCGGTCAAGCGATAGCGGCTAAATATATCCAGGAGTATGACGGTGGTACACCTATTTCTCATTCGACAGGTGGTGTTCAATATTGACAAAGATAGAATTTCTTGTATCAGTCAACAATAAAACATGGGAAATCAGTGAGCTTGTGAAATCCATTGAGTTTTCAGATAAATTAAACGATGGGTGTAGCAAGTTGGAATTTTCTTATGTTGATGATAATTTAAAATTAGAAAACGGATCCGGTGTGATGTTTCGGTATGATAGCAAGAATATATTCAGTGGAATCGTATTTAAACATGGGCATAATAAAAAAGGTGAGATTACCGTTACCGCATATGATCAATTGAGATATGCCAAGGCAAAGGATAATGTTGTCGTTCAAAAAGACACGGCAACCACTCTAACTAAAAGAATGTGCAACTATTTAGGTATTCCAAGCGGAACCCTTACAGATACCGCATACGTGTTAGCCACAACCGTCCAGGAAGATAAAACCTGGTTAGACATTATTTATTCAGCTATCAGTGATACACTGCTTTACAGAGAAAAATGGTTTTGTCTGCGTGATGAATTTGGCAAGGTAACTCTCCGGGATATCAATGATCTGAAGCTTGACTTAGTCTTAGGTGATAAATCGTTATGTTATGACTTTGATTACGAAAAATCCATAGATGAAGAATTTTACAACCGCATCAAGATTTATGTCAAGGGTAAGGATGATGCAACCGTGGGCACTACAATAGTTAAAGATAGCGAGGCCTCAATTAAGAATTACGGACTATTACAATATTTTGAAATTATGGAAAACAAAAATGCATCGCAGGCGAAATCGAAAGCTGCAGTATTGTTAGGTCTGTATAATCAAGAAACCGAAACCCTATCGCTAGATTGTCTAGGCGATACCAGAGTCCGAGCCGGTACAAGTTTTTATGGAACCATCGAGGATATCAAGATGGAAAATAAAAGATTAAAGGTTGTATCGGTGACACACAAATATATCCCCATCCACACAATGAGTTTGGAGGTGTCGCTGTGATAAACGAAATTAAATCAATCGTACAAAACTATCTGAACAATGCCAAGCTGACGGAATTCTTGACCGGATCAGTTGTATTGGACGGAATCAAAATAAGCGAAAAGCTTACCATCCCAAACGAGCTGATTGTTGGTAACTTGAAATCCACGGCAATCATCGGGGATAATGTCAGGCTGCTCCGCAATCATGGTGGACAAACATATTATATTTTGGAGGTGATAAATTGAGTGTATTTGATACTGACCTAGAGGTTGTTGACGAAGTTGAAGCCACTAAGACTTACAAACTATCAGATGTAGCGATACAAGGCTATATTGACGGAATAGAGGCCTTGAAACAATCCATCAACAAGGAAATAAATACAGAGAAATACGAATATCCAATTTACTCCTTTGATTATGGGATAGAGCTGGAAGGCCTGATCGGAAAAGACACAGAGTATGTAAAAATTGAATTGAAAAGAAGAATTGAGGAATGTCTGCTGAAGGATGAACGTATCGTCTCGGTGGACAATTTTATTTATACGGTATCCGGTGATGAAATGTTGTGCACGTTTGATGTGAACAGCATTTACGGAACAGCCACGATAACGAAGGAGGTGAATGTTTAATGTTTGAGGGTATGACATATGAGGTTGTGTTGGAGGATATGCTCAGTCGAGTGATATCTGATATTGATAAACGCGAGGGATCCGTTATCTATGATTCGTTGGCTCCCGCAGCTTACAAGGTTGCAGAGAATTATTATTACCTGGACCAATTCCTAAATTTGATATTTGGCGATACTGCAGTAGATACCTTCCTCGATAGGGTGGTTGCAGATCATGGAATGACACGAAAGCAATCCACCTATGCAATCCGTAAGGTAACGACATCTGGAGCAGTAAACATTGGTACTCGGTGGGGCATAGAGGATTTAGTTTATGACATAACCGCATTAGTTTCTTCTAATGTATATGCGGCAACCTGTGAAACACTAGGGAGCATCGGCAACACCTACTCCGGCGCATTAGAAAACATTGATAACGTAAGCGGAATCACAGCAACCTTAACCGATATTATGACATCGGGGGAAGACGAAGAAACTGATGATAACTTGCGTACTAGATTCTATTTGCAAGTACGGTCAACCGGAACTAGCGGGAATGCTTGTGATTATCGGAATTGGGCGCTAGAAGTCCCAGGGTGTGGTGATGCAAAGGTGTTTCCATTATGGAATGGTGCCGGTACCGTCAAGGTGTTAGTGGTTGACGAAAATATGACTATCAATGCAACCCTACCAACAACGGTCCATGATTACATCGAAACAGTTCGGCCAATCGGTGCCACGGTTACGGTAGCATCCCCAACAAGCCTATCAATTAATATTACGGCCAATGTAATGCTGAATGGTACTAAGACATTGGCAGAGGTACGTACAGCCTTTACGACAAGCCTCACCAGCTACCTCAGAGAAACCGTATTTGAGGTGTACAGTGTCAGCTATGCAAAGATAGGTAGCTTGTTGTTAGCTACGGCCGGAGTGGATGATTATAGCGCTCTCCTAGTTAATGCAGGAACCGCTAATATCACTATCAGCAGTGGACAGATGCCCATAGTTGGAACCTTGACATTAACGGAGGTGGTTTAATTGGATTTGACGGAATTACTGCCTCCGATATACGAGAATGACTTAACGATGCAGAAATTACAAGACATCTTGTCAGATAAAATTAACACCTTAGCCGACGGTATTAATGAAACCATAGATGAATGTTTTGTGTCAACCACATCTAAATTATTGAGTTATCACGAAAATATATATGGAATAACGGTTGATGTAACTAAATCAGACGTCTTCAGGATGGAGCGTATCAGAGCAAAAATTAAAGGAACTGGTACCGTCACGAAACAAATGATAATTGATACTGCAAAAGCCTATAGCAATGGCGAGGTTGAGGTTATTGAGGATAATGCGAACAACAGTTTCAAAATTAAATTTGTCGGCGCAAAAGGCATCCCGGCGAATATGGCAGATCTCATACTGACCATTGAAGAGATTAAACCGGCGCACTTAAGCTATACATTTGAGTATTTATATAACACATGGGATGATGTATCTGCTATGACCTGGGCAGATGCAAGCGTATACACATGGGAAGGATTGAGGGTGAAATAATGGCAGAATATACAACCAATTTTAACCTAGAGAAGCAGCAAGCCAATGAATATATCAATATCGATGGTTTGAGCGAAAACTTTGATACTATTGATGCAGCACTAGGTAATACAGCAAAGTTTGAAAAAGCCGGAGGAACCGCCACTGCGATTACGCTGGCAAACATATCATTGCTAGATGGAAGCAGCAAGACCTTTATCGCACAGTTTAACAACACCGCCACTGCAAAGACTATAAACGGCAAGGCATGGAAAAAGTCATCCACGGTAACGACATCCCCAGCTACAACAAACGGAAAAGCCTATACCGTCTGGTATGACTTAACAGGTGATTGTTTTTTTACCAAGGCTAGTGCAGAGGGAACCGCCGTTGCAGGGAATGTACTAGCAACCAAAACATTCAGCAACGATAGTGATACTGGAATTACAGGAACAATGGCTGACAATAGCAATGTAGCCGACCAGACATTAACAACGCATAATTCCGAGTATGTTATTCCGACAGGTTATCATAGTGGATTGCATAAAGTAAAAGCTATAATAACTGGATTAATTGCATCGGTCATTAAGGCTGGAACTACGGTTGGAGGGGTATTAGGTACCTTTACATCTGATGCAACCGCTACCGCTGCCCAAATGCTATTAAATGCAACCGCATATGTTAATGGTAATAAGGTTACCGGAACAATTACAAGCAAGACAGCTGCTACTTATACTCCTGGAACATCAGCGCAAACCATTGCTGCAAATCAATACTTAAGTGGTGTCCAAACTATTCTAGGTGATGCAGACTTAACAGCACCGAACATACTTAACACCGCTAATATTTTCGGAGTACAAGGCTCCGCAGTGTCAGGTAAGAGAAGCGCAAGCGGTACTGTTACCCCGGCACAAGTAGCAACAACTTTTCAATACTATGGATCACTAAATACATGGAACGCATACCTAGCTACCGTAAGCGGGTTAACCTTTGAACCTTCACTTGTTATGTTGTTCGGTTTCGGTGGTGGTTTAGAGTATGTATCTGTATATAGGGTTAGTGGAGGTGATCATAATTCAAGAATAGTGGAACTTGTAGGCTTCGATGTTTACGCCGACACCGGGTACGGCATTCCTCATGCATTAAAAGCAGATGTCTACGCAGCATATGTGAATTCCACTGGATTTGCATTACCTGTTTACGTGCCCAATATAACCTACAACTGGACAGCAATTGAATAAGAGAGGAGAACACCAATGTTATTAGAATTTACCGCCCTAGACGGTCAAGAATTAAAACGTACCGACACCAACCGCCCGAAGTCGAATTCCCAAGGTTATCTGACAGCTAAGTTTATATTTAGCGGTACGGAGCACAAGGGAGTTATCACGGCGTATTTTATAGGGGTGCAGAATGGTGCCAAGGTTGAGGTACCTATGGTGCTGACGGATGGATTATGTAACGTACCCGATGCCATGATTAAGGCTGGCAACATCTTTGTGTGGCTATCCAGCACCGATACCCTAACACATATCCCCACGAATGTTGTGGTAGTCACAATATATCCTAGCGGTGAGTGTGATGATATTTTACCTCTGCCAGATGGTACTGTTAATCAGTATGAGGAAACAGTTAGAATGTATAACGAGGTTATGGCCGTTGGAACTACTCCGGGAGCATCGGCATATGAGGTTGCGGTGTCAAATGGGTTTGCTGGAACAGAGGTTGAATGGGAGATATCATTGCACGGTAAAGGCGGTGAACCGGGTAAAGACGGAGATCCAGGATCGCGAGGATTACCCGGAACTGATGGAGCAATGGGAGAGCGTGGTCCGATGGGCAGAAATGGAACACCCAAAGGAGCATACACAACATTGGTTGCATTAAAGGCAGCATTCCCAACCGGAGATAACGAAAGCATTTACGTGGTTACAGCAGATAAAAATTGGTACTATTGGTTGGGCACGGATTGGGTTAGCGGTGGGATATTTATAAATAATGCCGATGCATCAATTACCGAAAAACAGACAAGTTTTATGTTGCGCAATAGTGCAAATTTATTAAAACTCACCGACAAGGCATCTACAACAATAAACGGAATTACATACTCAGTGTTAGATGGGGTTGTTACAATTAACGGTACCGCCACCGGGAATATATCAATTCTTACTGACGTTAATTTTGCCGACTTTATCGCCGCACAATATACATTTGGCATACAGACAATCAGCGGAACAAAGGGGTACGGCAATCTGCAGCTTACGGTCGGTGGAGCAGCTACCAATATAATAAATTCAAACCAGGCAAGCAATACCGTTACATTAGCGGTGACTCCGA